GTGCCATTTGTAATTACTCCTTAGTGAGTATAATGTGAGTTGTAATACACTCTGCATTACACTACATCCTTTCTCCAAGATTGTCCCTCGCAAGGGGTCAGGGGTAATCGTTTGTTATGTTTAGCTTCGTGTTAGGGATGTGATCCCTTCTAGGTACACCGTAATGTAACTAGAAGGAAGGGGGACATACATCCCCCAACCCCATGCAACAATGTTAGAACAGACTAGAACGAGCCAACTTATCAGCGACTGCTTGCCTGTAGGCAGGATCTTGCGCGTATCTGGGGTCACGCATAGCAGCAGTTAATTCTGCATTGCTATTAAACTTCCCACCTGTGGTTTCACCTGTAGCTCCCTGTAGGAGCGAGGGTTCTGCCTCAGAACGATACCGTGCGTTTAATCCTTGCACTGCAAACCTAATTAGATCAGGGTCTTGCGTTTCCATTACTTGATTGTAGGCATCAATCTCACCTTCTGGTAGATTGTCTGCAGCCCATTGTACAAGCTGTCCATATTGTTCTGAACCGCCTACCAATGATTGCATTTGAGATGTCACTTGACTAGCAAGGGCGTTCTGTCCTTGTATCCAAGTATCAACCATCGCCTCTGAGAAACCAGCTTCTTCTAAAGCTTGGTATGCCTCAGGTGATAGAGTGCCTGTCTCCATGTATTCTTCTTGAAATACATCAAAGTCTAAGCCTCTACTATCAAGCAGGTCAGAAACTTCGTTAGCTGATTGGTTAGTAATTTCTTCCAACTCTGCTTCTTCTGGTTCAGACGTAGTTTCTTCCCTACCTGCTTGACCTAGTTTAGACTCCAAGGAAGCATAGGCTCTTGCCATATCTTCTGGACTCTTGAATTTCTCTGGCAACCAATCAGGACGTTCAGCGTCCCTTTGATTACCTTCTACTTTTGCAAGCATAGCTTCTATATGCTCTTGCGACTCAGGTGCTTCTTCTTGATAAGTGTTTACGGCATCTGCCATGTATTACTCCGTTGGCTGTTCTACTGCGCCTTTAGCTAACTGTGGGGCTGCTCCTTGAGCCATACCCATAGCTGTTTGCTGTAGCATTTGTTGTTGCATCATTTGTTCTTGCATCATCTGTTCTTGTTGCTTCTGCTCATCTGACTTAATAAGCCCTGAGGTATCAATACCAAGTGATGCTGCAAGTCTATCAATGTAGTCTCCAAGGTTCATTTCATTTGCAATGACTTCTGGACCTAGTGGCTGTAGATACTGCAAGAATGTGGCAAGTTTATTAAGGTCTTGTCCACGGCCTAGAGCTTCAATACCTGTAACTACCATAGGCTTAACACTATCTTTAGGCATCTTAGGCATCTTGCCTTGTTGCTGTAGAGAGTTAAGCAGTAGGTTAATCATAGGTGCTTGGAACTCTTGGGACAATACTGAATATACACCACCCAAAGCAGTCTCTAGTTCCTGAGCCATGTAACGTACTTCTTCAGCAGTCACACGTTCAGCACTACGCTGTACTGCGCTATTAAGAAGGAAGGCCGCAGCCAATCTATCATTAATCATACGCATTGTTTCCAAAGCTACACGGAAATCCCCAGATTTCTGTACTTGCATAGCAGAAACATCATTAACATCACCAGTTACAAATGCACCATTAGGTGCTTTAGCTAGCTGGTTGCTTTTAGTAGTTCCATTAGGACGTACCAAGAAGAGTACTTTAGCTGAAGCTGCACTACCTTCTACGATTGCCTGAGTTAAAGCCTCTAGGCTACGTAAGTCACCAAGGTATTCTTCAATGAAGCCACGCCCATAATCTTCTCCATCAATACGAATAAAACGTAGTGGAATAAATGGGTTACGGTCTTCTTTGAATACGCCACGTGATCCTTCAATCTCAATACCTGATACTTCTTGTACAGTTTCCCAACCTTTGGGAGTGCGTACTGCATGTGTATACAGGTTATGATTTTTCATAGGAGCATCGCTAGCAGCAATCTCTTGTTTAACTATGTCAGGAAGATTTAGACCAGACACTGACTCTTTAGTTATGATCTCAAGCACGTTACCCATAGGATCACGCTTAGTCACATAGCGATCAGGACGATATACACGCATCTGTCCCTTTGGTTCTTTGTAGAGAAGAGCATTACCTGTAACAATTAGAAGCTTTAATGCTTCAAACACTGGTACACGTATAGCTTTACTCTCAATCTCCTGCATAGCTGCTCGTTCAATACGAGACAACCCCTCTTCTACCTGTCCACGATTATCACCTGCAAGTGTCTGCAAGTCAAAGTCATCAATGGTTAGGCGAAAGAAGGGTGTGTTAGGTGGCAGCAATGCCATAAGTAATTTAGAGGCAAGATTGTTTACTCCTCTAGCACCAACGCCTTGGTATGGTGTAGAGTAGATTGAAGAAGAACTATGTCCTTCCTCTGGCAGCAGAGTAGGGATAGTTAGTCTAGCTGCTTCTCGCCCTCGTTCAAGAAAGGTATCTCTTTCACCTTCCAGTTGGCTGTAGCGTTTAGCTACCGTACCTACTTCTAATTCCATTATTTAATCCTCTAAGTAGAAAGTCCTCTGTAGGGTGGGATAGCAAGTGTGTTCTTCTTTTTCTTATAGATACTCATCTCTTCATCCAACATAGCCTGTTCTTCAGGGTCTTCTACACGTGGGGTTTGTTCATCATCTGCATCTCTGCCCATGAGCTTTTTAGCCTCACCTGTATTCCATAATGCTAGTCCCATAATCTTATCCTTTTGGCACGTTAAGTCCACCCTGACCCTCAATTTTCAAGCCAGCTTGTGGTTCAACTCGTAGCTGTCGTTTACCTCTACGTTTCTTTTTAATTTTTAAGGAACCTTCTTCAACATAAGCTTCTGGTTCTTCTGTTTTTTGTCTAGGGGCTGCTTTACTTGCTGCAGTCCTTGCCCCAGCTTTATCACCACGCCTAGTATACTTGTCCTTACCTGTTACAGTGTCTTCAACTTCTCTAGAAACTTTCTTAATTACTTTTTCTACAGGCTCAACTACTGCTTTATCTACAGCTTTGACAACTTTCTTTACAGGCTTCTCTAAAGGCTCAACTAAAGTTTTATCTACAGCTTTAACTACCTTTTTAGTAGCTTTCTTAGTTTTTCTAAAAACACTCTTTGGACTAAACCATCCCATATCATTATCCCTTCGGAATATTCAGGCCAGTAGCACCACCGCCACCTACATTAGTTGCGCCACCGCCAGCAACGACAAGAGCTTTCTTACCTCTACGGCGTGTTCTCATCTTTGTTTTAGATGTCTCAACTGCTGCTTCTGGTTCTTCTGATTCTTGTCTTGGTGCTGCTGTTTTAGCTGATGCTGTTTGTGCCTGTGGTGGTGGTGTGCGATCCGTCTTGTCAGTACCCGCCACAGTATCCTTAACCTCAGTAACAGCCTTTTTGTAAACTTTTTCTACAGGCTCAACAACAGCCTTTTCTACTTTCTTGATAGTCTTTTTAACTGGACGCTCAAGAGGCTCCACAATTTTCTTATCTACAAACTTAGTAGCTTTCTTAACAGCCTTCTTAACTTTTTTTGCTGGCGCACCCATAGCATTAGACCTTTGGTATCTGTAGACCTGCTCCTGTAGAGCCTGTCTGTGTTGACGTATCCATGACCATATCAGTACGTAGGGCTTTCTTACCCTTCTTTTTACGCTGTGCTGCAGTCATAACTTCATCATCTTCTAACTCAATGTCAGGGGTCTTAGCCACTGCTGTCACTGGTCTAGCTGGTGCTGGTAAAGGCTTGGGAGCCTTTGGTGCAAACAATCCACCCATATCTTTAATCCTCATAATCTTCGTTGTATAGTTCGTTTAATTTATTTACTACTGACTGTTGGCCCCTGAGAAACGCTAATTCCTCAGAGGTTACTTGTTCAAGGGGAAGCTTATTCGGATAAAGTTCCTGTAATTTAGTGAGTAAAGCCGTAGTAATACCTAATGAATAACCAAGTACGTTCATAATTTTATTTAACTTTCGCTAATAGGTACATTTTAGACTATATGTCTACCAATTCACAAGCTCCTGCAGTACAGGCTAGCGTCTGACTACCTGCTGTTGTGTCCTCTTTTTCGTATAAAGATAAGGCACTCCAATCAATTGAGGCTGGCATCTGTTCTTTAAGTTTGTTGTATGTTTCCTCATCAATATCCTGATATGGTGCTTGTGCATACGAGTGGTCACTGTGAGGTAGGAAGGAAATGCCTGAGCAAATGTCAAAGTTCTCATAGACCCACGCACCTACTGCCATCCACTCTGCGTCCTTGACTGTGATAGTTACAGATGGTTTGTGTTCACACCAGT